AAGTCTGACAAATTAAAAAACATTTTTAATATGGATAAAGAACAATTCGACCAACTAATCAGTCAGTTGTCCAAGAGCGTTGCTTCCGCAGTGAAGGAGGGTTCTGAGGCTAAAACTGTCAGCGAGACTATCCGCGATACTCTCGTAGAACACAACGAGTCTTGGACTACCAAGATGGAAGTTGAAAAGGAAGCTAAAGCGAAAGCTGAAGCAGAGCTTGCAGAGTTACAAGACTCTTTCAAGCAGACGAAAGAAGAACTAGATGCACTTAAAAACGAGGTTGAGGCAAAAGCTGCCGTTGATCTGTTTAATGATCGCATGAACTTCATTGATAATGACTACGAGCTTAATGAGAAAGAGCTTGCCTTGGTCACCGCAGAAGTGAAGGAATTAGGTTCTTCTGAAGAAGATTTTAACAATTACAAGGAAAAGCTTGACGTTATTTTTGCTCATAGGCTTAAAAAGAACATCGAAGCTCAAGAGGCTGAAATCAAAGCTCGTATTGACGAAGCTGTTGCTAGCCGAGATGAGGACGATGATCCAGAGGAAGAAGAGGAAGAAGCAGAAGAGGACAAGCCCGAAGAGGAGCTTGAAGTTGAAGGAGACGAAGCAGAGGCTTCTATCCCCAATAATAACGCAGAAGCTAGTGAAAAGATTTCTTTTGTCGAGAGACTTAAGAAGAACTTCTCTGTAGAAGTATCAAACTAAAAAAATAAAATTAATCAATTATGGCTAACGAAATTACACGTTTACTGCCGTTTCGTCAATATGACGAGAATGATGTTATCAACTTCTATTCTCTCGATACCGAAACGGGCGAAGCGGGTTCTGTGGTGAAGGTAGATGCTGCCAATCTCACCGAAGAGCCTGTCAAGTATGTTCAGCGAGGCGATTCCGACTCGTTCCAAACTACTTTAGGCAAAGGTCTGTCCATGTATCCAGAGGTGCCTTACAAGGTCACCAAATGTAGTGTTACAGGGGCTGGCGTAAAGCCGTTGGGAATCTTGTTGCGAGATGTTCGTAACAAAGATGAAAATGGAGAGAACCTTCTTTACTATCCAGAAAAGAAAGAAGAGCTTCAGTGTGTTGTTTCTGGTGAGGCTGTTCCTGTCGCTACGAGAGGACTTTTCACTATCAACACTAGAGGTTTAACAGATGGAGTTGTTCCTGCAATTAACTCTTTCGCACTTCCTTCTAAGAATGGAACGATCACTGGTATTGCCAGCACTGCTGCTAATCACCACGCGCATCACGCTCATTCTATCGGACAGTTTATTGCCACAGGTAATAGGGAATCTCAGGGTAGCACCACAGACGTTTTTGCTGGTGCATATGCAATTCTTAAACTTCGCTGCTAATTATTTACGATCATGAAAATCACAATTAAAAGAACTGAAGATCAGTTAGCTCTTATCAGAGCAATGGGATCTAATAATCGTGAAGAGGCTTATGAGGCTCAGGCGGCAGTTGCAGAACTGCTCGGACCTGTCGTATCTGAAGTTATTAATAACGCTCCAACTATTGGAAATTTGTATACCACTATTTCCTATGGAGAGGACGACAATCCGTCTTTGCCTCTGGATCTTTTCCACGATATCACTGATGAGAACTACATTCAGGTGTATTCTCAGCAGGTTGCTGGGGGTCTTCCATACAGTCAAGTCTTTCCTGCTCACAATGAACTCAAGTTTCAGACTTACACTCTGGACAGTGCTCTTGCGTTTGACCGCAAGTATGTCCGTAAGGCTCGTCTTGATGTTGTCAGCAAGACTTTCACTAGGATGGCTCAGGAGGTTCTGCTCAAGCAGACCAAAACCGCTTTTAACGTCCTTGCTACTGCACTTTGCAAAGCGCAAGGAAACACTGCAAGTCAGGGTAGCCAAGTAATTGGTTCTACCACTGCGAATCGCTTCGTGCTTGATGACCTTAACAGGCTCATCACCAAGAGCAAGCGTATCAACAGTTCCTTCGATGGAGGGACTCCTGTTGGCGGTGTTAAGTCTGGTGTTACCGATCTTTTGGTATCTCCAGAAATGGTTGAAGCACTTCGTGCAATGGCTTACAACCCAATCAACACGATTGACGCTAGGAACACTAGTCCAGCAGCCGCTGGTGATGCAGGTGGTCAAATGGCCCCCGATGCTCTTCGCCAAGAGCTTTTCTCTGGCGCTGGTCTTCCTTCTTTCTATGGTATCAATATCATGGAAATCAATCAGATGGGAACTAGTCAGTCATTCAACAAGTTATTCGGAGTCGTTGCAGCAGCCGAAGGCAATATTGTCGGCGGCGGCGGTAGCGGGTCATTTAACTCAACTAATGATGAAGTCCTTATCGGTATTGACCGCAGCAAGGATTCACTCATCCGTCCTACGGTTATCGGTGAAGGTTCTCCTTCAGAGTTTCAGGTTCTTGTTGACGATCAGTTCTCTGTTCGTCAGAACAAGATCGGTTACTACGGTAAAGTTGAAGAGGGTCGTCTCTGCATTGATGATCGCGCTCTCATCGGACTTGTTGTATAAACAACCGTGTCACTCATAAAATTGGGCCACCCTCGAAAGGGGGTGGCTCTTTTTTTTGATTTTTTATAACTTTTAGCTATCATATAATATGAGTAAGAAAAAGTCTGCTAAGAAAAAAAACGCTAAAAAAATGGAAGTGTCTAAGGGAGTAGAGAAAAAACATCTTGAGGAATTTGATGTTACGGATGGTAAGGATAGGAGTAAATTCGAAAAGGAGCTACAAGAGGTTAAGGAGCTTGAAGAATTACTAGGTATGCCTCAAATGAATCCCTATGGGACTCTCAATAGAGAATTATTTAGCAGAAAATTGGAGGATTCTTCTGCGTCTGAGTTAACAGATTTGGCGGCTAGAGTTGGCTTGCCCAGAGAGAGAAATATGAGGTTGTTAAAAAACTCTTTGATGCAATCTTTCGACTTTTATGCACAAAAACATGACGTTACTGTGCAAGGTCAAGCTAAACCAATTATAGATCCAAGTTCCCCAGATTATGATTCTGCTGTAAAGTTATTTAAAGACTTATAACTTTATGAATGACCTTGGTTCTTTAGCTAGTGGAATTGTTACTTACGATTTCCCAAATGATACTGGAAGCTATAATATTGGCTTTGTATCTGGCTGGCTAGAAACTAACATAGGAGAGCTTAATGGTCTTCTGCATGAAGACTTTACTATTGATACCACTGGGGCTATCCGCTTAGGCGACACTGGTTTGGCTCCAGTAGAGAAGAATATTTTTTCTACTCTTTATGAAATTTGGTATTATCAAAAATCTGCCAGAGAGTCCTTAAGGTCTTTTACTTATTCTGATTCTGTAGATTGGGTCACCCTTAAAGAAGGGGACACAACTATCCAAAGACAGAACAAAAACTCTGTAGCTAAAACATATAGAGATTTATCAGAAGAAGCTAACTCAAGATTAGATAATCTTATTTATCAATATAATTATCAAAAATCATCTCCTTTGCAAGTGGCAGGGACAGATGGCACTTACAATTTATCTGGAAAGCTAGTATGAAATTATGGCATCTCTTCTTACAGACGCAGAAAAAACAGTTATCAATTCAGCTTTAAGCGATGTTCATGATACATTTGCTAGGAATATATATGTTTATGTAAAAGAAAGCTCAAGCACCCCCACAGAGCTTAATTATAACCCCTTGTATGGCAGAAGGGTTAATGTATCTAAAATATCCTCAGAGGACACTCTAACTAAGTATACCTATACTGCTAGGATTTTCTACAAGAACCAGCAAGAGGAAGATATTGTTGACGGGAACGGGCAAATGAACTTAATGGCTTCTGAGGGAGAGGTGAGAATTAAAGTTAAGTCTGATGCTTATGAAAAAATAAAAATTTGCTCTAAAATAGAAGTTGATGACGAACTATATGTTGTTAACGGGGATGCAAAAGTAATCGGACCATTTGACGCTCAGTTTTATTCTATATTTTTAAAACGTGAGAACTAATGGCGGGTAAAAAGTTTATATCAGCATCGAGACCATTGGTCACTGTTAATGCTAAGGAACTCCTTAGAGAGCTTACTGTTGATTCTCCTAATAGTAAAGCTATGGCTATGGCCCTGAGAGCCGAAATAGAGCCTAAGCTTAGAGATAAGCAACAACAACTGCAAAAGCAATTTGAAAGACATCCTATTACTGTAGAGTTAAGGGCAGGACCAAGAGCTAGCAACACCAGCGGGACATTAGGTGGTTATGGTAACTTATATTCATTTATAGGTTTTTCTGGAGGAGATCCAACGCAGTTAGTTTCTAGTATTTTTAATGAAAAAATAAGATTTGAAGTAAGGAGAAAAAATAGTAGGGGTTTGTATAACGTAAGGTTTTTTATACCCTCTTTACAGGAGATTTATAGCTTAACTCCAATTCCTTGGATGACTGGTAAAAGTTGGGTTGAAGCTGTCGAAAAGAGTGGCTTGAGCAACTTGGGTCAATATTTGTATAGTGCCTCAGGTTTTGGTCAATCAAGCTCAGGAACAGGTATACAGGTCAAAAACAAGTCTTCTAGTGTAACTTTTAATACAACCCCTTATGTCGGCAAATTAATAGAAGACTTTAAAAAGAAGTTATTAAGATTAGATAAATGAAAGCACAATTTGATCAGGATCTTTTATCAAGTTTTTACTTGTGGTTTGAAAATCGTTTATTAGGCAGTAAATCACAAGCCTATCAAACAAATTTAGATAACGCTTTCACTTCGGGAAATTTTCCAGACATTCCTCCTTCTCATATTGCCTTTCAGGGTAAATATAGACAACTAGTGGGGGAGCATGGAGTAGACAATCCAAACTCTGGGTTCTTTCTCGGCAATTTTTTCATAACAGGTAATTACGATCAAAACGGGGGAGTTTATACTGACTATGATAATGGTAGGTTAATTTTTCCACAAGCTTCGGGCGCTAGCATAGGGAGCACTGCTCTTACTGCTAATTCTACAGTAAAAGAAGTTAATACATATATAACTAACGACACAGACGCTCAAACGATACTGCATTCTGATTTTAAGGATAGTGCTACAGAGTTGCCTTATCAATATGGCAAAACTAATGAGCATGATGAAACAACTTATTTTTTACCCGCTTGTTTCCTGTCTATTGCTTCTTCTGATAACACAGAGTTTTCTTTTGGGGGAGAGGAAGACACCAGATCAAATATCAGAGTAATGGTTCTCTCATTTGATAATTATACATTAGATTCAGTTTTGTCTCTTTTTAGGGATACTGTAAGAGAGGATATAACTCATGTTGCTTATGGAGATTTTCCTTATGGGTTCTCTTTTTCCATTAAGGATTTCCCATATAGCTATGATACTCTAATTGATGATCAACCATCTAGCGCAGTAAAATCGCACATTTTAAATACTTCGGTTTCTAAGGTCGTATCCGAGAAAATAAGAGAAAACCTCAATAAAAACATTTCAATTGGCTATATAGACTTTGAATTATGCACTTATCGTTTCCCTAGACTTTAAATCCGTGTAAGAAAGTGTAAACATTTTATATTCTTAACTTTTTTAAAATATGGCTTCTAGAACAAGAGTAATTTC